TAAATCCATAGTAGAGTTCTTTGGATATAAACTACCTAAAGAACTTGTCCAATATATAGAAGTAGCAACAGCAGCAACTGGATCAGCCCAACTAACTGTTCCACTACCATTAGTTTGTAAGACATAACCACTACTTCCATCACTTCCTGGCCATGTATATGTCACTCCATTTAATTGAGTAGTACCAATGTTGGTTAAGTTACCAGCAGCAGTAATTCTTTGTGTTCCTGCAGTAGCACCAGTGTAGAGACCAGTAACAGCATTAACAGTTCCTGGAGCTCTAAAGTCAGAAGGAATAGATAGAGTAATGTCTCCGGTACTAGCACTTGCAGTTATTTGATTAGCGGTACCTGTCAAGGTAGCAACATAGTTTCCAGTAGTATGAGTTCCCAAAGTTACCTTGCCCCATGATGGAGCAGTACTAACCCCTCCAGAAAGTAATACATTACCAGTAGCGATATCAGCTAATTTTGAAAGAGTAGTGGTACCACTAGCATATAGTAGATCTCCAACTGCGTAACTGGTTTGGCCTGTTCCTCCGTAGTTAGCTGCAATAGCTGTAGCTGTCCAAGTACCAGCGGTGATATTACCAGTAGCGTTAACATTAAAGGCATTAGCTGTTCCAGAAGTTAGAGTACCTTCAAAGTCAGCATTTGCTGTAGTAGTTAGTGAACCGGTAATACCAACTGAATCATTTAAGGAAATATTGCCATCAATATCTGAGATAGCTCCAGCTGTAGTAATGTTAATTCCAGTGGTAGCACTTCCCAAATCAACAGTATCAGCAAGGACTACATTACCAGTGCTATTAGCTACACTTCCTTGTAGATCAGAGGTACCGGTAACTGCTAAGTTATCAGCAATGGTGAAATCTCCAGCACTATCACTAACATTTCCTCTTAAATCACTTGTTCCAATTATTACTAGATTCCCCTGTGAAGTTATATTTCCAGTGGTTCCAAAGACCTGGAATTTAGCGGAAGCGGTACTGTTGCCTCCAATGATTAAATCATCAGCCCAGTAATCATCTGGGTAAAGGAAGTGATCACCATGTGACCAACCACCTACTGAAGGAGAATCAGTTAGGACTGAGACCCATGAAACTGTTCCACTACCATTAGTTTGTAGTACATAATTAGTTGTGCCATCAGTTGTTGGGAAGGTGTAGGCATCATTGATATTTAATGAATTAACACTAGCAGTGCCAGCGACGTCTAACAAGAAAAGAGGATTGGTGGTGCCAATACCTACATTTCCATTACTCAAAATAGTAAACTTCTCAGCTAATCCTGTATCACCTCCGACTGAAGTGCTGATACCAAAATTTTCTCCATTTAATATATTAATTTTTGGATCTGTTGTGCCTCGGAAAGATAGAGTACTGGATGAAGAAGCAGTACCTGCAATATCTAGCAAAGCTGTTGGGGAAGTGGTGCCGATGCCGACATTACCACCATTGAGAACGGTTAGATAATAATCAGTGGCAGTGTTACCTCGACCAATATGGAAATCACCAGTACCAATCTTATCTCGATCCATCATTAAAGTCAGACCGTTATAGGCATACCAAGAATTATTAACACCTTCCAAATTAATAGCAGCAGAGTTACCAGCAAATGTGCCACCATAAGCACGAATACTACCATTAACTTGAAGTTTGGCGAGAGGACTGGTGGTACCAATTCCCACATTCCCAGTTCCACTTACAAATAATCCAGTAGTACCTTTTGGATTAAGAGCAATACTTCCTGTAGTAGCACTTCCTAATACTAATGGAGCCATATTAGTAGTAGCTAGATTACCTTCTCCAGTTAGATAAGTAGCAACATTAGCAGTAGTACCACTAATACTTGCAGTAGGAGTACCACTATTCATTCCAGTAACTTTAAACTTAGCAGAAGAAGTAGATTGACCACCTATTAATAAATCCATAGTAGAGTTCTTTGGATATAAACTACCTAAAGAACTTGTCCAATATATAGAAGTAGCAACAGCAGCAACTGGATCAGCCCAACTAACTGTTCCACTACCATTAGTTTGTAAGACATAATTAGTTGTTCCATCAGCTGTTGGGAAGGTATAGGCATCATTAATATTTAATGAATTAACACTAGCTGTTCCTGCTACGTCTAACAAGAATAGAGGATTGGTGGTGCCAATGCCGACGTTGCCGTTAAAATAATTCGTTCCAGTGGCCGAATAAACGCCATAATTTGTTCCCCCTCCTGAGCCAGAGAAATAACCGCCGTAGGTTATGTCTGTTCCCTGACCAGTTGCTAATGAATATAAGCCGTAGACAAGGTCGCTATTAACAGTATTTGTTGTTCCGTCTGCTTTAGTATATACACCATAAAGATTCTCGAAGTTACTTATATCTCCATTGGTATTTGCCAAGAATTTACCGCCAGCCGTTAGACCGGTTCGGCTTGTTACGGTTTGCCCAAAACCAGCTACTCCGATTCCCCAACCAGATCCCGAAGTACCTCCACCAATACCAATTACTCCTACGCCTGCATATTCAGTCCCGATGGGGGTTGCCGGAAGATTTGGAGCAGATGAATAATATCCAGCTCCAACTAAACCAACTTTAGAATTAGTTCCGAAGGAACCGTAACTTGTGCCATTTATTTGATAACTTGACCCAATTATACCGCCAATAGAGTTATTGCTTGTGGCTCCGTAGGCCTGCAATTTAGCCCCTGGCCCCGTCGTTCCGATGCCGACGTTGCCGCTACTTGTTATTCTGACTTTTTCTGACATTGTAGATGAATTTCTAGTCCCAAATGTGATAGCAGCTGAACCATCTCCTGTCCGTACAGCAGACATTCTTGCGGCACCCACATCTACCCCAGTTAATCCGGCAACTCTAAAACTAATGGCAGCGGCGGCTCCGTCCACGGTTGTTTGAGTATTGTAAATATCTATTCCACTATTACCAGATACGGATTCAGTACCAACATAGGCAGTTGTATCGCTTCTTTGTAAGCTTAGTATACTTCCTGGTCCCGTCGTCCCGATGCCGACGTTGCCAGTGCTTCCTTTAACAAAGAGAACTGATTCTACGGTATCCGATTCGATTCTGAAGTCTTGGTCAACACCACTTTCATTAAATACAGTTGATGTCCCATAAACGCTTAATATTGGTTCGGTGCCTCGATAAATAGTCCTGTCAGATGTGTCAAAGGCAATATTGCCAACAACTTCTAGTTTTTGTCCCGGTGCTGTCGTCCCGATGCCGACGTTGCCGGCACCAACAATTAACCCGTAGTTGTTGGTAGCCCCGGAGGCGGAGAAGTAGCCACCGACGTTGGTGGAAGTGGCCCCGGTGTTGGTAACGGCAGAATAGAGTCCATAGGCAGTATGGGAAGTATTGGCGTTGGTGCCTGATCTATTGATATCCAAGAGTTTAGAAACACCACTGGCTCCACCGGCCGTGGAGGTTGAAGCCAGAGAGACTCCGGTACCGGTCGTGAGAGAGTTGGCATTGTAGGTAAGGCCGGTAGTAGTATCTCCTGTAAAGTTCTGTACCCAGGTATAGGCTCCTTGATTAAGTATTAAGTTAGCATCTAAATCTAGAGTATCTTCAAATTTAGTAAAGTCTAGAGAGTCGTCGGCAATGGTGGCCGCACCGACTGTTTCCCAAGTAGCCAGACCAACAGAATCAGAGGTCAAGACCTTGTTAGCTCCAGGAGTTCCCCCTGTAATCTTGACCTGACCGCCAACCTCAAGCTTGGCACCGGGAGCAGTGGTGCCGATGCCAACGTTGCCAGCGCTGGTATCAAGATAAAACAACGGGGTGGATGAACTGTTATCAATATGAAAGTCATATGCATTATTGGCTGGAATAATTGCAAAACTGCTAGCATGTACTGCACTAGATCCAGCAGCCCCGATTCTCCAATTTTCAGTTCCTCCAGGTTTAAATAACAGATCTGTATTAACAGCATAAGAGGGATGAACACTTTCAATATATGCTACGGCTGCTCCACCACTGTAGCTTACCCCTAAAGAAACTGGATTTGTAGCGTGATATAGTTCAAATTGTGCTTTATTACCTGTTGTAGTTGAACCAATTCTTAATGTTGAACCGCCATCAAAATACCATCCGGAAGTGCCTCCATCAATGTGTATATCACCAACAATATCTAAAGCTTCTGTTGGAGCAGTAGTCCCAATCCCCACATTTCCAGCTTCATCTACCACATTCAAAACTGTTCCACCACTATTTTGCCATTCTTGAATATTCCCTGTACCAGATGGGCCACCTTTGAGTACTAAACTTGTTCCACCTGCATATGTAGCAGCAAGTGTTG